AAAAGGCTCCCCAATTTTGCATTCCCTATAGCGAATAACTCGCCGAGGGGTCCGTTTACATAAGGTTCTTTACAGCAATCTTTCTGTAATAACCGTTTGTTCCTGCGTTTAGAGCACCATCTAGAGCACCACCGCCATTGGCAGAGGTTGAGAAGTATGGATTGCCGACTAGACCATAACGTGTCTTGAAACCAATCTTTGGTTGGAATGTTGCTGGATCAACTGCACGTACTTTCTCTAGTGGAACGTATGGGCAATAGAATAGACCAGCATCATATGCTGAAGTACCCTTGTAACCAACTACGAAGAATTGAGTTGCGTTAGAAGCATTAGCGTTAGCAGTATATGGATCAACATATACTTTATACTTGCCGTTTAGAACACCAGCGAAAGTAGTAGAAGCTTCATCAACGTTTAGACCAGTGCTCAATGCTGGAGCATAGTCAAGAACACCTGCCATTGCGAGTGCGGAAGCAACGTCGCTTGAGCAGATGATGAAGTTACCACGTCCACGACGTGTTGTTTGAGCGATAGCATTAGCTTCACGTTCGATTTGGAACATTAGACCCTTGAACTTCTCAACAGACCAACGGCCGTTAGAGTCAACGTCTAAGTCAAAGGTGCCAGCAGCTGCTGTACCTGCTTGTGCACCAACCTTAGCAGCAGCGTAAACTGTACGAACAACTTCACGGTTGATTTCGTTAAGAATTTCGCTGGAAAGAATGTTGCTTAATTCGCCTTCAGCGTCAAGACCGTGAACTGCCTTAAGGTCTTGTGCCAATTCAACTGTGTATTCTGCGCGTAGAGCACGAGTCTTAGCAGTTACAGTTGTCTTTTCGATACTGAATGCCATTTGACCGAATGCTGTACCAGCGCCAAGATCTTCAGCAGTTGCTGTAGACATACCTGTACCAGTTGTATTGTTTGCTGGATCCCAAGAAGAACCAGCGTGTGTACCTGTACCAGAGAAATCGGTATCAGCTTCGTTGAAAAGAGCTTCTGTACCGTTTTGTGTAGAGTACTTGCTCTTCATTGCGAAGATAAGACCTGTAGGTTGTGTCATTGGTTGAACACCAGCGATGTCATAAGCGATCATCTGTGGAGCTGCACGACGTACCATAGCGATTAGAACTGGATCGTAACCTGCCATGTTTGCGTTTGTACCAGCGCCGCCAAGAGCAATACCGTCACCGCCAACGTTAGCGATTTCGTTTAGAGCTTGTGCGCTTTGCTTCATTGCAGCTTCTTGGTTCTCAAGAAGTTGTGCGGTGACTTGCTTGCGATAGTCATCCTTAAAAGCTGGAGCGGATGTAGACTCAAGAATTGGAGCCCACCTTTTAACTAATTCTGGACGTGTTGTCATTTACTTTTCCTTTGTGGATGTTATTACTTGAGTGCTGCTAGATACTGAGCCATAACTGGATCAACAGCTTTTGTCTCTTCTTCTAGTTGCACAGGTTCATCGGTTACTGGTGACTTAACATCAGCAGCAACTTTCTTACCAAAATAATTTTCTTTGATAGTTTGAAGTTTTGTCTTGAAAGATTCAGCATCTTCGTATGCAAGTTCTTCAGCAAGGCCTTTGAACTTTTCAGCATCGGTATCAGCTAAATCGACACAGAATTCTTCAATTGAAGAAACACGCTTCATCTCATTGATCTGCTTGTTTAGTTCAACGTTAGCAGCGAGTTGTTCGTCAAGCTTAGACTTTGTAGTCTGAACTTCTTCTTCCAAATCACCAACTAAGTCGTACTTTTCTGCAGGAACTTCGATATAGTGTTCCATAAAGAGATTCTTCATGCCAGCAACAAAGCTTTCCATGATATCAGTCTTCATACCATTTTCAAGGGCAAGTTCATTATCTGTCATCCACTGCTCAACTACGTAGTTGAGATATCCATCAACTTTTTCAACGAGACCCTCTTTGATTTCCTCTACTTGCTCTGCAAGCTTGGAGTCAAACTGTTCCTCGATCTTAGCAACTTCTGCCTTGACACGAGTTAAAACAGCTGCTTCAAAAATTGTAGCAGCTTTTGTTTTGAATTCTTCTGTTAGATCTTCTCCGTTAATGAGAGC